CTCATACTCATTATTATTATAATTAATTGTGTTTGTTACAATTTATTTACACGGAACTACAATTGTAAAAAATAATCCGCGACTAATTTATTGAAATATAAAATATTTATAACCGTAGCTGAGAAAACAAAAACTAAATTAAAAAATTTCCCATTATAACTCGAAATTACAAATAAGTTTAAACATACTTACCCCCAGAAACATACTGAGGTAAGTAATCTCCAGTCCCATACAAATCTATTAAATAATCAAAAGGGAGAATATCAATTTGATATTCTCTCTCTCTCACACGATCAATAAAATCGGACAACAATTCTTCTCGATTATGATGCAAAAAGATTTCTCTTTGGTAAGCATTAACCTTACCCTGCATGACTTCTACCATATTTTTAGAATAGTCCATCCAACTTAAAGAATTTTTAATTGTCCTTAACTCTAAAGGACATACTATTTTACCTAAAACATTGTGATATTCAAATGACCTTTTAAGAAAAGTAATGTCATCCCAAGTTTGAAACGGTGCGGCTATTGGTTTCTTAAGCGCATCTGTGAAATCCATCCCAATATCAACGAAAAATTTCTGCATAGTTTGAGCATTTAATATATCCTTATGATTTCTAATACCATTTAACTTATCATCTCCATAAACAAAATCAATTACGTCATATAAAAAAGTATTCACAGTAAATTTTCTTTTCATGTGCGTTAAACACCGGTGGTACCAAATAGCGGTATAGAAACGATTAACCATACTATTCATTATAGCAGTTAGAAAACTGCCAGAAGGCATAGAGTGAGTAGTCAAATACAGATCATCCATAACTCCCACTATTGAATGCACATTCGTTTCCATCAACTGACCAGCAATATCCGGACAAGACGACATATTTACAACAACTTCAGCGACAGCCCGTTGCACTTGACTTAACATATTACCGTCCCAATTCTTGATATCACCAGCAAATACTGGATGATCCTTCATAATATCATAAATTTTTGGCCAGTCAACAACTGGATTGCAACCAATCATAATACCATTATTATATTTATGTGTAATAATATGTTCGACCATTTTACCAAAATACTTCTTCGTTAAAACTTGATTATAAATTGTTCCCACTCTAAATGATCGAGGAACTCCTTCTTTTTCTTCATTACGAATTTCATCTTTAAGCGTTTCACACCAAATTAATTTCTCATAATCAGGGAACCCCTCTTTAAGTTGTCTCTCCATTTCACCAATTTCTATCGCAAAACCGGGTTTCAAACAACCACTGTCAAAATCTATATAACCAGTTTTTAACTTATCACACTTATAACCGTTACTAGAATCCTTATTTAAACCAGCTAGAAGATCATTTCCCCTTACAATTTCTTCATCAGATAACACTCCAAACGGTGCTATCATAGTTGAAATAACCGATTTTCCAAAATCTATTTCACTCTGAGTAATTGATACACATTCCTTAAAAGATTTCTTTGCTACATCCTTAACTGTATGACTTCCATATTTTGTTAAATCAGCAGGAGTTCTATCAACAGGATACAATCCATATAAAGGTGAAGGACCATAATTCGTATTCTTAGGAACACTAAGGTTCATCTTAGCATCTAACTTTACGACACTTCCATCTATTACCTTACTTGATATTGACCACGGCAATGCATTAAACTGCTTACCATCATGGAC